TGTAGCCACTCACGCCATGCGAGCCTAAACATCTTTTAGCGTTTCGTTTAGCTGGTTAGCCTGAATCTCAATGCCCTTGATTAGATCTGCAAGCACTTCTAGCTCAATGCTCAAAAGCTCAAGCCTCATTTCTACTTCCTCCAATGAGCTGCCCATTGTATTCCTCCTAATTTCATTCTTTGGTCGAACTTGTAGCGGCCTTCTATTTCGTCAATAATGTCTTGCAAGGTTGCCTGTGGGTGATACTCGATGTATTCCAAGATGGCCTCACGCTCAATACGCTTGCCGTTTTCTGTGCCGTATTCGTACTCAGTCATGAATCTTGTTTTCAATTCTGGCAATGATGTAGTCGAGTGCGTTTAGCCATTCCTCGCAACCATGACAGGTACATAGTGTCTGGTCTTTAGTTTCGGCTAGTAGCTGGATGATGTGGTTGCGCTCGTGTTGCATTCCATTCTTGAAAGCTTTGATGCTGTTGCTGGCAATAATTTCCTGTAGGTCGTTCATGCCTCTACCTCTGGTCTTCTGTCTAGTGTTGCGATGTATCCCATAATCATGTGTCCGGTGGAGATGTCTAAGGTGCCGTCAAGTTGCATCGCTTCGATAAGCGACTCGACTGCCTTCTGCTCATCCCTGCGCCCCTTGATGTAAGCGGCGAGTTTATCTTGAGGAAGCTGTGATACTGCTATCTGGATCAACTTGCACCCCCTCGATTAGGTCAATGATGATTGAGATTGCTTTTGTTGGTTGTGGGTAAGCAGCGTTGATGAGTCTTAGGACTTCATCCTTCATCATCTTGCGCCCCATGTTGATTCCGTCAGCCTTGGCAATCCCAAAGTTGTATTGGTTCGGGTTGTAGTCCATGACTGCAAACTCGATTGGTTCGGGGTTATAGTTGCCCATCTTCTCTCTTTTCATCTAGGTAAGTATCTGCAATGTGATGTATTAGTTGCAGTCTGGCGATTTGCCTTTGTATGTGGTACCTGTCTGTTTCCGGCATACCACCCTTCTCTTCGTACTCGGCATTAGTCCAGAGTCTTGCTTCCTCTAGGACTTTTGCTAGTTGTTTCTTGTTCATCTGGCACCCTTGCGAGTGAACCAAAGTGAGATCACTAGGAAATGGATTGCGATTAGAACTGCACCGACCAGGTAGCCAAACCTGACATCGGTCTGCTGGATTGCAAGCACCATCCCAAAGGATAGGAAGATGCTGATTGTGAGTAGCCAAGCTCTCATTTGTATCTCCTAAGTTGGCTCCCCTTGAGCCATAACTAAACCCTATACCTGTTTTTTAGTTTTTTTGGGAGATTTTTCTGTTTTTTTGCCTTTTTCGGCGTGTCGTTATAGAACTGTTATTTAGCCCTGATCAAGGCTTTTGACGGTGATGGTGGCACCTGGCTCGATGCCTTGGGCATACAGCTTTCGGGCTGAGATTCTGACGATTCGACTGTCGTCGGTATAAATCCCTGCAATGGCTAGGGCATCTCCAACGGACCTTACTAGTTTGTCTAGCGGTCAGAGGTCGGGGGCAACAGTTGGAAGCCCCCGACTCACAGTTTTACCTCTTGGCATGTAGAAATTGACTATTAGCTCACAGGGGCCGTCTATTGGCTCCCAGTCTGCTGGCAGGGTTGCTATTGCCTGGTTGACAATGGCGGTTCGCCAGGCTTTGTGTTTCTTGCTGTTGACCTGGACTATTCTGCCGTTGATGATGGCGTGTGAGCCTTGGCTGGCTGGATCACCAGAAACGCTAAGGCTTATCTCTGCCATACAAGTCCCATGCTCCCATTATTGCAGCACAGGTGTAGAGCAGACCGAAGGCCAGTCCCAAACCCCCTAGAACGCTAGTTGTGTTCAGGGATAGGTTTATTAGTATGCCGGCGGTGAGGGCAGGGACTAGCCAACGGAGATTTCTCAAAAGGGGCTTGGCTCGTGGGTTGGCTCAAACAACGACTTGACTACCTGAGCTGGGTCGCTAGGCGTGATGTAAGGGTTGTTGATGCTCACCTTGATGCTTGACTTGGGCTCGCCCTCTTTGTTGGTCCAGTTGTCAATCTCGGCTGAGTAAAGACCCTCAACCTGCAACTCGTCACCGATGTCAAATGTGGTCGGTGTCTTTAGCCATACTGTGTATCGCTTGTTGATTGTTTCGCCAGCCTTGGTTGTGTATGCCTCGGTTAGCTCGATGCCCTTGCCTTCGTAGAATACTCGGCTAATGGTGCCCTTGACTTTGATACTTGCCATCTCTTTTTTCCTTATCTCTTGTTGTTTTACTCTAGTGGTCGCCTATGACATGGTTGGGGTTGGTGCAGTCAGAGTGGCCACAAGACCTGATGCCTGGCAAGACTGGCTTGCCGTCAAATAGTGGGATGGTGAGGGTTTCCTTGTCGAACTCCCCTTGCCAAGGTATGCACTTCTCCGAGCCGTACTTGATAACCAAGGCTCGGTGCATACGGCAGGACTGGCACTTGAGGTCTTTCCTCTTGCGCTTATGGGTGTTGACCTTCCAGGTAGCACCGCATCGGCAACACAGTGCCACATTGTCATCCACGCCATAATCTTATCCCTCGACAACTCTGGCATGGTGACCCTCAAACTTTAGCCACGCCTTGTTTGTGGTGCCGTGTCGGTTCTTTGCGACATTCAAGATCATCTGGGAGCGTTCCCACTCCATGTCGCCCTCTACCTGTTCTCGGTGCAGCAAGATAACCACATCGGCATCCTGCTCAATGCCACCTGAATCTCTGAGGTCTGCCATGTCTGGCTCTGAGTTCTTGCGTTGCTCTGGACCTCGGTTAAGCTGGGCTAGGGCAATGACCGGCACTTCCAAATCTCTGGCAAGGTTCTTTAGCCCGATGGAGATGTCGGTAATCATCTCGTATCTCTTGCGACCCTTTTCCGTGTCCTGAATCAAGCCAAGGTAGTCAACGACAATCGCCTTTAGGTTGCCGTCTGACTTAACGCTGTTAGCTAGTGCCCTAATCTGCTGAATCGTCTGCCCTGACTTGTCGTGAATAGCCAGCTCGTGTTTTGTCTGCCTAATTGTTTCGGCTATCTTTTGCCACTCGTGATCTCTAATGGTTCCCTTCTCAAGGTTGCCGAGATAAACAGAAGCTTCCATTGCAATGATGCGGTTATAGAGTTCGGTCTTGCCCATCTCAAGGCTGTGGAACGACACAGGCCCAGACTTAGACAAGTGCCAAGCTAGCTGCAACCCAACAATGGTCTTACCAACACCAGGTCTAGCTCCAACGATGTAAAGCGCACCAGGTCGCAATCCGCCGATTATGTTGTTGAGCTGGTCCCAAGGTGTCAGCGGATAATTGCGTGGCTTGTCTAGCTCATCAAGGTAAGGGATAAGTTCGTCATCAACATAGCTTGGCTTGACTGCAATGTTGCGCTCAATGATTCCGTCAATGCTTTTCTTTGCCTGTTCCATTACCTCGGCAAGGTCAGAGTGTTTAGCTGACTCGCTGATAACGGCAGCGGTAGCACTTAGTCGCCGTCTGGTGCTTTCCTCGACAACCTTGCTGGCGTAGAAGTCAACAGATGTTGCGGTTGGGGTAGCCGTAATGCAGTCATGCAAGTAGCTGGCAAGCTTAGGCAACCTAGCCCCGACTGTAATGACATCTATCGGGTTGCGGTGGTGCTTCATCTCAAGCATCGTTTTGTAGATGATGTGGTGGCTTGAATCTAGGAAGTCATCCGGTACTAGGGTCAGGTCATCGAGTGCCTTGCCGTTAGTCAGCAGGATGGAGCCGATTACCGACTGCTCAAAGTCATTCATGCCATTTGCCTATCTTTAGCTTTGGAAGTGTTTTGTTTTGTTCTTCTGGTTTGATGCCTTGGTAGTCCATTGCGTTAATTAGCCAGTTGCGATAGCTGGCGTTCCAGTCTTTTCTGCTCTCGGCTTTTGAGGTGTAGTAGTTGATGAACTTAGCAAGCTCTTTGGCATAATTCAAGCCAGGGTACTTAGTTGGATACTCATCAATAATCTTTTGAGCTGGTTGCCAATCATCTGTAATCTTGCTTGCTTTATTCTCTTGTTTATTCTTAGTTCTTTGGTGTTCTTTAGTAATAGTGTTCTTTGTGTCCTGTTTTCCGTCAGCGGTTTTTACCGTTGCGGGGTTTTGGAAGGGGTCAGCAGTAGTCCAAATGAAGTCGGCAAAGGTTCCGTCATCATTGTGTTCTTGCTTTTCTGATCTAGTTAGGTAGCCATAGAGTTCAAGCTCTTTGACTGCCGATTTGATTGTGTCCACTCCGGTCTTGTTGAACCTTGCCAGACTGCTAACGCTCATGTTCCAGCCAGGTCTGTGGGACATCAGTTGCGTTAGTAGCCCGATGGCTTTTAGGCTCAATCGAGAATCCCTTACCCAGTCGTTTGGTATCTGGGTAAAGTGGTCATCAAAATTGTGGTGGCCTCGAATCAGTGGCATTAGGCTGCTGCCCTCTCAGCCATCAGCATCATCACAGTTGGGCTGATGACTCTATTGTCGTAGCCCTCTTTGACCAGCATTACCCACTGACCGGCATCAAGGCCCATCGCCTTGTAGTCCATCTCAGCCATGAAGATGTTTCCGCCGTACATTTCCAGTACCTCGGCGAGATTTTTATTGTCCCAGTTAAACACAAAGTGCCATCCTTTTCATTGAGGTTGGCACTAGAATTAGTTAGATGCCAACAGTCGGTTTGTTGGTGTCATGCCCTCTAGCGGTTTAGGCCTCTAGGGTGACCTTAGCATCAAAAGTATTCAATGTCGTCATTAGACACAGGTGTCCTGTTGTAGTCGTTGTCTAGTAGGAACCAGCCGTCACCCATGTAAACAGGGGTCAGCTCAGGGACTTGATGCCTCTCTAGCTTCCAGCCAAACTTGCGCCCTAGCTCAGCAAACTTAGCATTTGACTCGAGAAAGCCGTTAGCCTCTGAGCAAAGCACAATGATGTTGCTGGGCTTATCAAGTAGCTTTGAGCCACCCATCTGTCTTGATTGACGATGCTGCGGGACAAGCGTGTCATCTGTCGTACCGCAATGGCTACAACAGCGATCTCTTTGCAAGAACTTGTCGAAGGCTTTTTTATTCATCCCAAGGGTCGTATTCTTTTGCAGGTATGTCGAGTCCGGTGCCTCTGTAATCGGCTGCAAATC